GCCTGCATTGCCGGATGAAGCGCTGTTATTACCTGCACCACTGCCCCGACTCGAGCCGGTCGGGCCGGACGAGCGTGAGCCGCCGTCGCCGGAAAGCGAATGACCGCCGTAGCCGCCGCCGTCTAGGCTGTGATCGCGTTCGGTTTCGCCGCCACCGGGCATTATGCCCTCACTGTCTCAATGCGCCCGTTCTCTGGATTGTAGGTCCAGACCTCACGGGTCGGTTTCTTGGGCCGTGCATACTTGTTCGTCGGCGTTGGCCGCTGGGTCTGGTCGGCGGGCATGGAGCCGCCACCAACCAGCGACGACTCGGGAACGTCATAGCCTTGGGTGATGCGCTTCTCGCGCTCGCGGATTGCGTCACGATCGGCTTGGGCTGTTTCTTGTAGCGCCTGCGATTGCAGGTAGCCGCCTACACCAGCACCAAGGCCAGCGATCGCCCCGGCCCCGGCCTGACTGCCAAGGAAGCTGCCGATCGCCTTGCCGAAACCACCAGTGGCACCCCCGGTTGTCGCCGCCAAGGCTGGCGTTGCTCCGGTCGCCGTCGCCGCCCCGGTGAGACCTTCCCCGAGACTGGCCCAGAACCCGGCGGCTGGTGCCGCCGCCCCTCCTGCCGCCGCTGTTGCCGCTGCGGGTGCCGCCGCTGCCGCCGTGGTGAGTACGCCCGCTGGCCCGGACGCCAGCACGCTGCCGACGCCCTTGAACAGATTGCCGAGAATGCCGCTGCCGCCAAACAGGCTGGACAATCCGCCCGCCGCCGTGCCGGTCGCCGCGCCGGACGTGAACAGGGTCGCGCCAACGCCGCGCACCGCAGAGCCAAGCGTGGCGGCAACCCCGGTGCCAACGCCCGCAAAGACCTTCGCTATGCCGCTGACGAGACTGGACATTGTTTTTCTCCGATAAGATCAAGCCGATGGATTGCTCCATATTCCTTCATTCCCAAGGTCTTTAGCAGCCGCGAGGTGGCCTCGGGGCGATCGCTGATGACGTAGGATGCGGCCATGTGGACCTCGACCACCAGCGGACAGGTGCGCGCCCATGCCAGCATGTTCTTCAAAAGCATCACCGCGTCGGTCGGCTGGGCGTGGTCGTTGACCGCCCAGAACAGGTCGGTCGCCATCAGCTTGTCGCCAATCGCATAGACCCGATGCAGCGTGGCGTACATCAGCCCGTCGATATTGCCGTCGTTTTCCGCCACCTGCAGCCAGCACGCGCCGATCCCCTTGTGGCCATGACGGCCCAGCCCGGCGCCGAGCAGCCGCTTGGTCTCCCCGACATCGACGTTGACGATCCCGTCCTTGGCGTAGTGGGAGCGCGCATGGCACTCTTGCAGGAACCGGGTCATGCCGTGGATGTCGATGAATTTGGCGTCCCTGATCATTTAGTGAAACTTCCCCAATCCAAGTCTATGTCGTACAACTGCTCGACAAAGTCGATCTGGCCCGAGCGCATATTCTTCGCCGCCGTAAGATACTTGTCTCTCGTCTTTGCATCGAGCGCAGTATTATTCATGATAGACTGGTAGGTAGACTGGTACATTGTTTCCATGCTGGTCAGGAACGACGATGCGGCGTTGCGGTCGGATGACGACAAATTCATGTTGGCGATGCGTTCCTGCAGGTCTCGGGTGAGCCTCCCCTCCTGCTGCTGGAAGGCGATGTCAGCCGTCTGCGCGGCTTTCGCCGCCTCCCGGTCGAGCTTACCCTCCCTCATGCGGAACTCGATGTCGTTCTCCTGCAGGGTTTTCTGCAGCGCCCGGTTGGCCGCTTCGATACCCTCGGTCGAGGCGATCTGCCGGATTTGCAGGATGTCGTTAGCTTTGATCTGGTTGGCCTGCAGGGTCCGCTCGAGCGTCCGGTCGAGTTCCGCCTGTGTTGACAGGAAGCCGCGCTGCGCGATGTTCTCTGCCGTCTGCCAGCCACGCGCCGCGACATTCTCGCCGGTCTGCCACTTACGCTCCGCTTCCGCCTGCGCGCCTTGGAATGTCTGGGTGCCCAGCCGCTCGCTGGTGATAAATCCCTGTCCGGCCTCGCGCTCGCCGGTCTGGAAAGTTTGTTGGGCTTCCTGCGCGGTCATGCCGTATTCGAACGCCTTCGCCGCCGCGTTCTTGTTGGCGGCGGTCTGCGCGTCCTGCCCGGCGATCGGGATGACGTTCTTCAGCACCGCGTCCTGTGACGCCTCGACGCCCATCGAGGAATTGAGCAGGCCGCGCCGGTTGGCGACCTTCAGCCCCTCCACCGCCGCCATCCGGTTGAGTTCGCTGTCCTTCGACGCCAGCTTGGTGACCTGATTGGCCATGCTGTCATCGACCTGCGGCAGGCTCCCGATGATGTTCTTGGGGTCGTAGGCGGCTTGCCCGGTTGCCATATCCTAATCCCTTCAAACGTATGACTTGGCGACGAACGCCACGCGATCGTTGTCTGCGCCGCTGTAGCCGATAGGCCGGTTGGTCTGCGCGCCCAAGCGGTTCTGCGAGCCGATGGTGATGTGCATGGAGCCGCTGTTGCCGTCGACATCATCGACGTTGGTGCCGATCATCGTCAGGTCGACGGTGCTCCACCGCACCGCCATCTGCATCAGGATGCCGTTGGCCGACATGTTGATCACGCCGTTATGGCCGGACCCGTCGCGGTCCGTCGCGAAGGCGTAGCTGTCGACGTGGGTGCCGATATTCACCCCGGCCATCGTCGCCATCCAGCAGCCGTTGAAAGCATGATTGAAGGTGACGGCGACCGTGCCGGACGTGCCCGCAGGCGCGGCGTTGCCGATCCCGGCGAAGACGCCATGCGCCCCTTCTTCAAAGGTCTGGGTGAAGTTACTGACAGCCGCACCGGCGACCGTGATGCTCGAGGCGATCAGGCTGTCGCCATCGCCGTTGTAGGCGGCGACGAACAGGAAAATATCCCGCCCGCTGAAGGCCGGATCGAAATTCATCGTGGTCGAGAACGAACTGCCCTGCGTGCTGGTGGCCTTCGAGTCGACCAGCTTGAAGGCGCGCTTGCCGTAGAAGTGCGTGGGGATGATGCAGCTTAGGCCGGTGCGATCGGCCAGCCAGTTGGCGGCGGATGTCGACGCCGTCGAGACGACGATCGCGCCCGACGAAATGTCGAGTTCGTTGGCGATCTGCGCCGAGGACATGGCCCCTGAAGACTGCAGCGTCATGGGATCACCAGCGCCTCCAATCGCCTGATCTTGTTCTCGAGGTCGGCAATGCGCGCTTCCTGATAGTGGTAGGCGCTGGCGACATAGGCGAGCAGGCCGTTGTAGTTGAGCGACAGCTTGCCTTCCTCGTCCTCGAACACCAGTTCGGGAGCGCCCGCCTTGATGACTTCCTGCGCGATCATGCCGCTCTGCTTGCGGTCGCTGTCGGTCCACTGGAAGTGATAGCCGTGCAGCGCCAGCATGACCCGGTGCGCCACCACCGGGTCGATCGGGACAATCTCCCGCTTCAGCGTTTCGTCGGAGGTCGCGGTGACGGTCGCTCCGCTGATTGCGCCGGATGCGGTGAATGTAGTGACGCCGGTGATTGCGCCGTTGGCGTTGATGAAGACGGCACCAGCGTCGAGGCCACCGCTACTGACCTGCCCGGTCGCAGTGAGCGCGGTGACGGTGACGGTGCCGCTACTGTAGACCCTCAATTCTCCCGTAGCCGATCCGCTGCCATTGGGGCGCAGATAGACGTTGCCAGCGCCGGTCGTTCCATAGATGGCGGCGGTATCGCTCGAGATGCAGTAGCTGTCGAAGGTGAAGACATCAGACGTGGTAAGGGTGCCGGTGCTGATGCTGGCGCAGGAGAGCGCACCCGCGGAACTGATCGACGCCTTGACTGTACCGCTGACGAACTGGAAGCCGCCGCCGCTCACCATGTTTATGTTGCCGCTGGTGACGTTGAAGCCGTAAGTCGTGCCGTAGAGCGCGATGTGCTGGGTCAGGTCAGTCAAGCTCGAGCCGACATCCGACCCCATCGTTATGCCATTGGCGGCAAAGCTGCCGTTGGAGACTAACTGTGGGGTGGTAAGGACACCTGTCGAACTGATCGTGCAGCCGGTGTTGAGCGTCAGGGTGGCCAGCGAGCCGTTGTTGCGGGCCATGATGTTGGCCGGTCCCATCGCCAGATTTGCCCCGGTCAGCGCGCCAATGGCGAAGGCTGGCTGGGCGGTGTTGGCGGCAGGGGCCGTGGTGCTGCCGACGTGCAGGGTGGTGGTGAGATCGCAGTCGCCAGCAATATTGACGCCCAGATTGTCGAGCGTCAGCCGGGTGGACATGCCGCCAGCGACCATGTTCTGGATGATGCAGGTGGCGTCTTCCGATCCGTTGGTAACGTCGGTCGCGGTCCACTGCAGATTGCCGTACTCGACGGTGTTGTTGGCGCTGTCCCTGCCGCGCGCGATCACCCTCGCGACAACACCCGCAGCGGCGGGCGTCCACACCTTGTCCAGCATGAGATACGGGTAGGTATCGACCGTCGCGAAATTCGGTGCGGCGTTCGGCTGCGTGGAGAGGACAAGCGCGCCGTTCCAGCCGATCGTGCTGCCGTTGATATACATCGAGGACGCAGCCGCGCCGTTGTACGACTGGAACTCGTTGCTATCCATGATGATGCGGCCACCTGCATCGCCGCCGACTTGGAAGGCGTGGGTGGTCGAGTTGTAGGCGGCGTCATCAGCACTTGCAGTGGCGGTCAGTCTGAGCCGGGGCGTGGTCGTGGTGATCGCGGTGTTCGCGGGAGCAATCGGGTGGACTTGCAGGCCGGTGAGCAACGCGCCGTTGACCTGTGCGGACAGCCGCAATTCGCCATCCTCGCCAATGCCCACGGCATCCCCGACATCGATGATGTGCGCGGAGATATTGGCGTAGTCCGTGTTGCCAGCGGTCGGGGTCAGGACGTTCTTGCCCCGGAAGTTGATTGCCCCGATCGCATCGCCATCTTGCGCTGAAGGGCTATTGCGCTCGAGCCGCATGATGGGGCCAGCGGCGGCGCCGGGGTCCGTGCTGGTCACCTCGGTGACACCGTCGAAAATGTAGCTGCCGCCCGCGAAGGTGAGTTCGTTCGGGGTGTGGGTGACGGTCACGTCACCGGCGTTGAAGTCGATGACGCCAGCCGATGGCAGCTTGAGGTTCTTCTGGGTGATGATGGTGCCGTCATGCAGGACGCTGAACCTGTCGGAGCCGTTGACCTGCAACTGAAGCAGCATCGACTGCACCGAATAAGCCGACTGGCTGACGTTCATCTTGATGGCGGAATAGACCGTGGAGGCGTTGTTCCACAGCGCCGACATGGCATTGATATACATATTGGCCATGACTTACCTCTTCAGCCCGCGCCGTGAGAAATTGTAGGTCTGCGAATGGATCGTGTGCTGCCGGGAGGTCGCTGACGCATGGACCAGCGTGGCCGCGATATTCGGGCCGATGCCCTGCAGGTGATATTCAAGACGCGCTTCGACGGGTATCCAACTCAAGCTGAAAATGCCGCTATCCCACGACCCGATGCCTTGGTCCCACGACCCTATGGCGCCATCCCAGTTATCTTGCGTGATGCTGGTGATGAGGGTGGCCGCGCCAGCCTCGACCGGGACTGCCACCACCGCGCCGCCAAGCCCCCTGCCGTAATCGACATCAAAGGCCACGCCCAGCGAGATCGGGTCCGGCGTCGATAATTCGAAGGTCACCTTCATCCAGCGGGTATTCTGCGATGGCGATTTGGCGGAAGTGAACGGGAGCCGGATGTAGCTCTGGATCACGCCGCCATCGAACGACGTGCCCCGGTTCATCTCGTAGACGTAGCCGTCCCACGCGCCGACGAACAGCCGGTCGCCATCCCCGTTTTGGACTTCTCCAGCGCAGGCGCAAAACACCTTGGCCGGTATCTTGAACGGCATCGCCTCCGGGGTCTTGCGCCCGATGTAGAGGGTGATCCCGGTGGTCGCTCCCCGAAGCGGATCGTCGGGAAAGGCGGGGTCAGGCTCGTTCCAGAACAGCCGGTATTGATCCTTGGCCTTGATCTTCATCGAGGCAATCGGCGTGACTTTCGGGGTCTCGCGCTTCTGCCTGATCAGCGGCTCGATCGGCTGCGTCATGGTGCCCATGTGCCAGTCGCCAAATGCCGGTGTCGTCGGTAGGTTGCGGATGCCGCCATCATCGAGAAAGGTCGGCTCGTCCATCATCTGCACGGTGAACGGCTGCGCCCCGGAGGCGTCGGAGATCGGCTTTAGCTGCCATGTCGTGCTGTCGTCGCCGGTCAGGTACTCGATGCGGTTCTGGGCGAAGATCACCAGCGAGGTGTTCGCCGCCGCCAGCATTCCGGTGAGCGGCGTGCCAAAGGCGATCTCGCCCGCGCCGGTGGTGGTGATGTACTCGAGCGGCTCGCCCAGCGACGAATTGATGAGACTGCCGCTGGAGAAGCCAAGGAACAGGTGGTTTTTGTAGTGGGCAATGAAGGAGGGAGCGTCGAACAGCGCCGACATGCCAATGCCCGCACTCGCCCCCACCGGATCGCTGGCGATGTTGGGGTAGTTGCTGCCGTCGATCGGGAAGACGATGGGATGATCGCCAACGGTATAGTCAATCGGCGCCGATGGTATCCCCAGTACGGTTGCTGGCAGGACGCCCGCTGGCGGCGACAACAGGCCAACGTCAGCGGTAACGTCGCCGCTGGTGCCGCTGGTCGAACTGGTGACGCCGGTGAAAATCGGGGTCAGCACCGTGCCGGTCCACTCGTAGGCGCTGTCCACCGAGTTGGTGAAATACATCGAGGTGCGTGACGACGCGCCATAGAAGTTGTGGTTGGTGAAGTCGTACTGGCCACCCTGCTTCAGCGCGATTTGCTCGATGCTGACGAACTTGGCATCGGCGCCGCTCGAGGAGGTCAGCGTCTCACCGAAGACGAAGGTGCCGAAATACTCGGAGACGACGAGGTAGCCTTCCGCCGTATTGTTGGGGGCAACCGCCCAGTTGCCGGATCGCCGCACCATCCGGTCGATACGCGCGCGCGCCCCGGAGGTCATGCCGATGACCAGTTCGGCCTCTGCGAACGATATCGAGCCTAGATTGAAGGTCAGCTTCTTGCCAAGCACCGGCCTGACCCAGCCGCCGCTGGTGGATTTGAACATGCCAGCGGTGCCGTCGATCTGGTCGCGAAAGGCGTACAGCGCCCCGTCATAGACCCAAACACCACGCACCGGGCCGACGCCGGGCACTGGCGAGATGTTGCCGCGCCGCTCCTCGGTGATGTCCGGGGTGCTGCCATCCGATGGACTGAGTTGCCCGTCGTAGCGCTCATAGCCGCCGACACGGGTATAGCCGCTGACATCCGGCTCGTAGTTGAGCGAGGCGATCGCCTTGCCGGGTGGCATCGCGATCGGCGCCGTCACCAGATCGAGACCGCCAAGCATCATCGAGGTTGCGACTTCGATGCCCATCAGGCCAGCGGCGCTCCCCATGTGACTTTCGGAAGCTGCATCGCCTCGAGCATCGAGAAGTTGGGCAACATGCGCAGCCGGTAGATCGGAATGCGCGGGCCTTCGTCATAGCCCTCGAGGTAGGTCAGCGCCGCGTCCTTGATCAGCAGGTGGAAGTCCGCTGGCATTTCCGGCACGTCGTCATCGGCCATCAATAGCTGCGGGCTTTTCCGGTACTTGCCCCGGATCGTGTAGACGTTGTCGGGGATGGGCGAGAACAGCAGCCTGCCGTCGAGGCCAACGGTGTAGATGTGCGGCTTGCCGGGCGTCTGGGTGCCGCGTGCCTGCGTTTCGTAGAAGTTATCGACATCGAACCAGCGCAGCGGTCCCTCTTCCGCCACGCCGGTCGAGGTGAGGTAGCTGGACAGGCCAGCGTCGGCCCCGTCCTGCTTGAACCCCCACTGCGAAAAGCGGGTGATGGGTGTCATCGTCCGCTCGTCGGTGAAGGATGTCGCGGCATACTCGCGCTGCCCGGCAACCGTCTGGCCGACGAACCGGCTGTTCAGCCAGCGCCACATGCGGTGCGCGTTCTGGATGTCCACATAGGCCTCGCGGACGAAGTCCACGACCTGCTTCAGACGATCCACCTGCCCGACGACCGTCGTCGGCTTGACGCCTTGGATGGTGCCGGACTGCTGTGCCGTCATCTGGCAGAGTTCGAGGAATGTCACGCGGCCTCCTCGCGATCGTCGTCGTCTCGGTCGTCGTCGTCGCGTGCTGCCGCAGACGCCGCTGCCAAAGCCGCCGCCTCCAACTCTTCCGCCAGCTTCCTCTCGGCGGCGTTCAGCCGTGGCTCGATGTGATAGACGCTGACCGGGTATTCCGGCACCTTGCGATAGCCGGTGATCTTCGAGTCTTCATCGGTCTCGGCAATGTGGGCGACGGCGTTCTTCAGTACGTGATACCACTTGTATTCAACCCAGCAGGTGCGCGCCCGGGGGATCATCATTCTTGAGTCGTTGACGCCGACGAACACTGGCTCGTTGCCGCCCGGCTTTTCCTGCGGCTCGATCCTGATCTGGACCATGCGCTTGCCGGGCGTATGGCGCTCGCGCTTCGGCTCGACCCGCTTGATTTCAACTTCTTCCTTGCCGTCGTCGAAGTCGATGAAGTCGGTCGGAAACCCGGCCTGCGCCATCTTCGCCTTGATGCCGCCGACGCCCATGTTGGCGCGGACATCGAGGCCCATTGTTGCCGCGACCGCCTGCGCCAATGCGCTTGCATTGAGCATGTCGATCGGGATTTGTCGGATAGCCATAGTCAGACCTTTCGGAATTTGACCTCGAGCAGTTCGATGGCCGACAGGGTGAGGTCGTTGACCGTAATCGGCGTGCGGCAGGCGAGGCTGAATGCCTGCCCCTTGGCGTCATAGAAATCGAGGGTGCCGTAGCAGTCCTCGAGGATGATGTTGTTGATGCCGGGCGGTGCTGGAGACTGCGGCGGGATCGACGCGGTGCTGACCGACGCGGGGCTGAACCCCTGCTGCTCGATCGACAGGTCATAGAGTTGGGAGCCGAGCGCGGGAGGATCACTCGGCTCCCCCTGTCCTACGTCGGCCCCGGCAGGCACGACTGCTGCGGGTTCCATTGTCGGAGCAGGTTCACGGGCAGCTTCCTCGCGGGGTTCCTCGCGGGTTTCCTTGATCTTCTGGGCTTGCGTGGTCGGCGTGGTTTTCTTGGCCATGAGAAGGCGTCCCGGTTGGAGGGAATGCCGGGCGAGTTACCCCGCCCGGTCATCGATCAGGTGTTCTCGCGCAGCGCGGTGAAGCGGCACGGGATACCGGCAGGGGCGACTGTGCCGCCGACCGTGAAGCCCTTGCTGGCGCCTGCCGTGGTGCCCTCGTAGCGGGTGATCGCCGCCGCGCCTGTCACCACCGCCGTGCCAGCGGCGCTGGTGGTGGTGGGCTGGTTGGCCGGGATGGTGGCATCGCCACCGGCGGCGCTGGTGACCACGCCGGAAGACAGGTTGGTGACGACGATGTCTTCGCCAGCCGCCGTGAACGTCCCGGTGATCGAGTTCTCGTCAAGGACGAGCACGCCTGCGGCAGTGCCTGCGGACCATGTCGCGGCAGATGTCAGCACTTCCCTGACGATCGCGGTGGCGCGCGAGGTCATGCCCCGGACGATCGCGCCGGGGAGGATGACAACCGTGCCACCGCCGGTGAACGCCATTACGGGAGCAAGCCACGCTTCGGTGATGGCCAGCGTGCCGCTGCCCTGCGCGACCCTGACCCAAGTTGGGACGTAGCCGAGTTCGACGTTGATGGCAGCGCCGGTGCCCATGAATGCGCCTGTGCGTATTGCGGGTTTCATGATGATGATCCTAGAGGTTTGGGCCGGTCACTTGATGAACCCGGCCCGGAGGGGTTGAGGTCGATCAGAGTGCGGTGACGGCCACTTCCAGCCGCGACATCCAAGCCTGATTGAGGATCAGGGCGGCGTGCCACGTTTTCCAGCCGACATAGCCGCGCTGGCCGAGCGGGTCATCCTTGGTCTTCTGGCCAACCGGGATGACGGTCGGAGAGACCGATCCCTGATCGCGCAGGGCGACCATGCCCCATGCGTCCTGACCGAAGTAGACGATCGGATAGACATCGGCGTTGACGCCACTGGTCGAGACCATAGTGCCCTTGGCGCCACCGGCGTCGAGGAACGGATTGAGGTCTGGCGACAGGATGTAGCGAACGTCTTCCACCGAGCCGATTTCAAATTCGGAAATCGGCGACCGGGTGCCGTAAGAGGCCACCGTCGAGAAGCCCGGCATGTTGCGGATATCGGCCTCGACATCGGTGTGCGCCACCGCGACATAGGCCGCTTCAACCGCCCGCGTGGCATAGTCGCTGGAGGGCGACAGCGAGCGGGTGATCTTCTGGGCCTTCAGCGCCTTGAGGCTGCGGAGAACCGCGCGCTGCTTCTGCAGGGTGATCGGGGTATTCACGTCGGTGCGCAGGGTGCCGTTGGCGTAGTAGACCTGCGTTCCGGCGCGGATGATGCCGTAGTTGAGCGCCTCGATGGTGCGCCCGATGTTCTCACCGGCCTGCACCGTTGCATCGTTTAGCACAGGGTCTTCATGCAAATCTTCGATTTTGTCAGTAATAACCACGACTTGGCCGTACTGACGCAAGGTTGCCGAGACATCTTCGTAAGCAAACTGCGTCTCGGTCGGAGTAACGCCTTCAGTCAACGGGATAGTCTGGGCGGAGAAGATCTTCGGGCGCCGGAACTTTATTGTGTCCGACTTGTTTTTCGGCATGGCTTTAGTTAACCCGAGCTTTTCGAGCACCATGACGGGTTTTGCATGTTTGAGCATTTGACGTTCGGCATAGATCGCTGTGCGCTGTGAAATGCCGCCGTCGTTATAGGCAGTGATGGTCATTAGAGCGGTCCCTTCGAAGACCGCTCAATCCCTCATGCTTTGCGATACTTCTGCTCGTCCGGGTCTATTGCCGCCCACGCTTTCCAGATTTGCTCTGGATCACCATTTTCAGGAATGCCGCTTACAGTGGGTCGAGACCCGGCTGTGTGGGGTGATGCCGATCCGGCGAGTTGTGCCGCGCGCCGTGGATTGAGCCTTTGTTGCTGTGCAGGCTGCGCCCCATTCGGGGCTGCAGTCCCGGGTTCTTTGTTCGACGCAACGAAAGACTTGAAAGCATCCAGCGTCTCGATCGCACTGTAGGGATCGATGATCGCCTCCTGATTGGTTACAAACGACTTACGGAGCGCTAGGGGCTGATCGACTATCCATGCGCCGAATGCAGGCCCGTACTCTTTCAGGTATGCCTCCCAACCCGGATGGCGCTCTTCAAGCATCTGCTCGTTGGCCATCAGGTCTTGGTCCATCTCGGCATCAGCGGCCTGTTGGCGGCTTTGCTCGATGGTCTCAAACCGTGAAATCTTTTCCTCGATGCGAGCGTGCTTCTTCTGAAGAGGCTCTGCGATCTCGGGATAGTCAGCGGCTAACGCCTCGAGAGGGTCGGCGGCTTCTTCCTCTTTTGGAGCGGCAGGCTTTTGCGCAGCAGCCTCGTTCCGCTCCTTGAGCCTGCGCGTGTAAGCAACAATCCGGCCTTCGATCGACTTGCGGGCGTGCTCGTTTGGCGCTGACTCGAGAGCCTTTACCTGTGCATCGTGCGCGGCGCGAAGATCGGGCGGCGCATTGGCCCAGATGTCTGGCTCTTGTCGCTGATCAGTGGCGGCTACCTCGGCAGCGGCTTGGTCGGCAAAGTCATCATTATCCTTTTCGGGCTTCTCTGCAAACTGCGCCTTTTCGTCCGCGTCTTCCTTGGCGAATTCAGCCCACAGTTCTTCGGCGGTAGGCTCTACCGCTTGCTTTACGTCGGCCATGACAATCTCCCTGTCATTCAAATCCCGCTGCGATCCTTGGGACGCAGTTCGGATGGTCTACTGGTGATGGGGGTGACGGCGGCTGGCTGGACCAGCGTCAGTATCTCGCGCATCGCGGAAATCCTGCCGCGCAGGAACTGGCTTTCGCCAAGGCTCTGGTCGTTGGTCTCCAGCCGGGTGCGGCTCGCCTCGATGACCTCGTTGGCCTTGGCCGCGACGGCGCGCCACGTGTCGGTATAGGGGTCCGCGTTCATGCCACCATCTTCTGCTTCGGCTTGGGCTTCGAGCCGCCGGTGACGTAGCCGCCCGATCCGCCCGGCACCTCGCCTCTGGCCCGGGCTTCCGCCGCGTTGCGCTGCTCGACCGCCACCTCGGATGCGAAAATCCGCTCCTTGGTCTGCTGATCCATCTCCTTGCCAGCCAGCATCGCCTCGATTTCCTGCACGCTCATATTAAGCTTGGCGACGGTCATCATCATCTGCGCGTCGTAGTTCAGCTTGGCGATCCGCTCTTGGCTGGCGTTCTGCTGGTTCTTCGCAGCCACCTCGAGTTCCATCTTGCGCTGCTCGAGGTCGAGCATCTTCTGTTGCTGATCGGCGGCGGCGGCAGCGGCCTGTGCCTCGGCGCTGTTGGCGGCGGCTGCAGCCATCACCGCATCGATCTCCTCGTCGGTCAGCATCACCTCGTCGGTCGGGATCATGTGGGCTTGGAAAATCTTCTTTAAGAGTTCGCGGTTGCGCAGCATCGGCCCGTAGATCGGGTGCCCGCCAAGCTGGGTGGCGATGACCATCAGGTTCTGCGCCTGCAGTTCGCGCATAAGCAGCACGCTCGAGCCGCGCGCATCGACCTGATAGTCGCCCTTGATCTCCTCCTTTTCGGAGAACTGCATGTTCCAGTCGTAGGCCCGGCGGATATCGGGCACCGTCACGTCGTCATCGAACGTCTTGACGTAGCTGCGGAACACCGTGTTGGCGGAATTGTGCATGATGGCGGTGCCGAGCGCCGTGTTCATGGCGTTCTGGGTGCCGACTTCCCCGGTCTGCCCCTGAATGATCTGCGGCACCGCGCTCATGTTGTCGATGAAGCGCTCGCATAGCGTGATGATGTTGGCGAGTTCGACCTGATGGGTCTCGATGTGGAATAGCTGGAACGGCGGGTTTTCCTTCTGGATGCCGTTCTTGGCGCGCCAGACTTTTCGCGGCTTCAGCGTGTAGTTGCCGTCTTCCGGCTCGATGTTCTGCATGTCGATGACGATCTGCGGGCCGCTCGAGATGCCGCCATTGTCCATCATGGCGCGGAAGGCGCCGTTGATCCCGGCCTGCGGGTCGCGGATGATCGACGGCATTCCGTAGCCGAAGATCGACGCCTCGTCCTTGGCGAGGCAGTAGACGGAATAGATGCACTCGCCGCTGTCGTATGGGTACAGCGCGAATTTCAAGACCTCGCCTTGGCAGAACCAGATGCAGGCATTGATCGACACCAGCGGATCGACTTCCCCAACCTGCTGCATCGCCTGCCCGGCAATGCCGCTCACCGTCGCGTCTTCGCTCTGCATGAAGTGCAGCGCCAAGTCCTGCATGTCTTGGCTCTCGAGCGGGCCGTAATATTCCCAGACGTGGTAGAGGTCGCCGGTGACCTGTTGGGTGGCGGCGCGGATGTTGCGAAGCTGCGCCAGATAGGAGGGCGCCGTGGTCGATGGCGCCAGTCGCAGCAACCGGCGGATGGCGTCCTTGTCAAACCCCTGCAGTTGCGCCAGTTGGCGCAGCCGCTGCTTGTTCATCAGGTGGCGCTCGTAGACGCCATTGCTGTCCTCGATCCGGGTGGCGTCCATGTCCGGGAAAAAGCCCCAGATATCCACCGATCGGTAGGCCGGGCGATCGCCATCCGAGATGTCCAGCTTGTGCTCGCCGCTCTCGGCGTCGGTCTTCCAGCCGCGCCGCACCTTGTCGCCGGTGACCGGACCCTTGGTGACGCCGGTGCCCAGCTTGCAGGCGCAGTCGATCTGGTCGCGCTTGATCGTCTGATACCGGCATTCGGTTAGCTGGTCATCGATCTCGGCTTCCATCAGGTCGGCCCGCTTGCGGGCTTCCTCGAGCCGCGCCGCCAGCATTCCCGCCGCCTGCTTGGCCTCGTCGGCTTCCGCCGTCTTGGCTTCCGCCACCTGCTGCAACTGACCGGCCTGCTGTTCGGCCTCCACCGTCTCCGGGGGCGGCTCTTCTCCGGGCGGGGCTTCCGGCGGCAGGGCTTCGGCTGCGGCTGCGGCCTGCCCCTGCGCGGCCAGCGCTTCTTCCTGCTTCTGCCTCGCCCTCTGTGCCGCCGCCTCGGCATTGTCCGACAGCGTCGGCACCGGCGTCGGATTTATGCCCCAGTTCTTGTCGTCGGTCGGAAACAGCAAGTCCTTCAGGCGCGCCGCCAGCGCGTCGGTCTTGGGCCGGGTGTAGTTGATGAACAGTTGCGACCGATCCGTGTCGTACAGGTTCTGCGCCGTCGCCGAGTCATAGCGGCCATGATACTGCTCGAGGTCTTCGATCCACCGCGTCTCGAGGCTGGTCCGCTTGGCAATCCGGCTGGTGGTCTCGGCTTCGTGCCTGCCGACGATCTCCCGCATTTTCTCGCGTGACGGCGGTTTCGGCTGCGGCGAGGCCATTTCGGGTAGCTGGTTCTGCGCCGGTGGCGTCATCGTCATCATGTCGGCCATCAGTACCCAGCCCTCACATCAGCATTGATCAAGCCGGTGCCGGTGGTCTTGGCGCCGAGCGGCGGCATCGTGGCAATCCGGTTCCAAGTCCGCCACAGGTAGCGCATACAGTCCATCAGGTGGTCGTTGGCCTTGATCACCTTGCCCTTTTCGTCACGCTGGTAAACCCGGTATTCAGCCTTGAACGACTGCAGCGTCGAGAAAATCTTGATCTGCCCGAGCGCCAAGGCCTGCCAGCAGGCGATCAGCCCGGCCTCGACCTCGTTGTTGGCGTCGATCAGGTGCAGCCCGAGCGAGCGGTATTCTTCCTTTAGCTGCTTGCCATCGCGCTGGTTGGAGCCGTCCGCCGCCGGGTCGATGCAGCCCCTGATCCAGTCGCCCCGGGCCTTGATGGCGGAAGCGTGGACGATCGGCAGTTGCTGGCCTTTGTAGTGCTCGCTGTACAGGTACATCGTGCCATCGACCGGGTTTTGCGCGGCCCACAGGCAGGCGGTGCGGTTCCAGCCGACATCCAGCGCATAGCCCTTTTTCCATCCCCACGGGATGACGAACGGCTTGACCTCGATGTCGCTGATCGGGATCGGGTAGATGACGCCGGATCCCATCGACGGCTCGCCCTTGGAGCGCGCATCACGCAGGAACGGCGGCGTCGAGTCGAGCAGTTCCTGCTTGGTCGTCTCGTCCAAGTGCGGAACGTCGTCCCACCCGGCCTGTACGATGTAGCGTGAGTTGCCGACTTCAGGCATCGTCAGAGATACCCCGCCGCCCATGCGATGATGAGGGCGACCACGATCCACATCAGGATGGCGATCGGCAGGCCATTGCCCAGACCGCGAGGAAGCCCGTCCATCAGTTCACCAGCCTCGGCACATGACCGCCGCCGCCGACCATGTCGAGCAGCACCAATATGCACAAAATGCATATCACCACGACGCCAGCCACCTTCAGCATCCGCTGCGGCGGCTCCGGGATGAACTGATCGACCACATAGACGAACAGGTAGTAGAGTATCCCGATTACCAGTAAGTATATGATTAGATTGATAACTGAGTTGATCATCGTACTATCCTTCAGCCTTTCCGGTAAAGGTGCACGGTATAATCGGCGGCGAAGGTGTCGGTCAGCACGCCAGCGCCGCTCACCGTCACCGTGCGGCTTTCGTCAATCACCGTGAGGGTCTGGCCCGCCCATGACGGGATGGTGAATGTCCCGGTCGTTGATCCCGGTCGGATGCCCATCGCAAACAGGTACTCGTAGCTGGCGTCGGCGCGGGTGGTGTAGAGCAGCGGCACGCCATAGGTGCCGCCATATGGACCCTGCGTGACATTCGATGAAGTTGCGGCGGTGACCAAGTTGGTGTTGGGCGAGAGTAGCGCGTCGGCCAGTGAGTTGATGCGGATGATCAGCGCCGTCATCATCGCCTTCATTGGCGGATTGTGCAGCATGTGCGCGAAGTCGCGGGCGACGGCGTAGTTGCCGAAGCGGTGGTCGAACAGGCAGATGCCTTGGACGCCCTCGATCAGGCAGGACCATATGGCCTTGCGCACGTCCTCCGGATACGGCCTGTCGGCGTTCTCGCTGGTCGTCTCCACCACCACCCAGATGGGCGTGCGGCCTTCGTTGAGGTTGCGCAGTCGGCGCACCCACAGATGGTAGGTCCACACGCCCCAGCGATTAGCATCGTCGCCACTAGGCGCTAGGGTGTAGAAGTCGCCGTACAGGATGTCCGGCAGTGCCGCGAAGCCCCGCCAATCCCGGTTGGCGTCGTCCATGTTGGAGCCTTGCGGCTGGTGCCAGAACGTCTGGTTGATGCCGACGACGCGCCCCATGCCGATCAGCAGCGGGCGGGTCGAGTCGATCGCCCGGATTTCGTTGCACCATGTGCGGATCGTGTTCGGCGGCGAGTACGGCGCGAACTGGTCAGGCTCGTCAATGATCTGGTAGCCGCGCACCAGAGCGGCATAGGCCGGGTTTTCCTGAACGGCGCGAAGCCCGAGTTTCTCCGGGTCGTCAAAGAACGAGACGAACGGATAGTGGTCAAGCCCTGCCGCGATGACGGCTGGCACGTACTCCTCTGTCCCGTATCCGGCGACGAGGGTGTTGATGCCCATCTCCGCATATTCCTGAAGGTAAGGCGGGTCAGCGAAGAAGACGCTGATGTGGAATTTGTGGTTGGGTTTACCGTTGACCCACTGATCGTAGTAGCTGTTGAGCGGGTCGGGCACGAACACCGGATCGTCCGCCTCCCATTCGACAATCGGGTCGATGTAGTAATTGGCCGGGACATGCTGGTCGGGGATTTGCTGGGCAGTTCCCAATCGATAGACCGATCCGCCTGTCTTTTCCGTTCCGGCGACGGCATACGAGTTGACCACCAGCGGCCAGACGACATCGCTCCACCAGAAGAACACGTAGTCCGACATGGCGTAGTCGGAGGTCGGTGAGTAGTACGAGCAGAAGTATTTGGTCTCGGCCTCCATATCGATGGGCGTGGGGAATATGACCTCACGCCAGCCGCCACTATCGGCAACCCAAGTGACGGTGGTGCTTCCAAGTTCGCGCGCCGCCCCGCCGGTCCCCCCCTTGTCCCACAATCGCACCGGAATACTCCCGGCCAGATTGGGTGCCTTGTAGATTTTGCAGCCGACGAACCGCACCGGGATGAGCGACCGGAACTCCAAGCCGAGGGTGAGCGCTCCAGCCGGATCGGTCTGGAACGATGGGCCAGCCACGTTGGTATTGGTGACGGCGCCCCACGCTATGCGGGTGTCGAACAGTGCCCGGCGGATGGTGTGGATCGCCGTCGCGCCGCCGATCGGGAAGGTGGCGGCTGGCGCCGTGGAGACCAAGCCGGACGCATCCGTCGCCGTCCCGGTGGCGTGGACCTCCGACGCAAGACCGCCACGCACCGTCGTGACAGCATCGGCAATGCCGACATTATCGCTGGCGCCCGGGCCGACGACGCCGGTTCCGTCGTCAACCAGCACATCGGCGCCGTACCAAGTGTCATTGTTGTTGAACTGCGGTGCCAGACCGGCAACCCCCACGACAAAAGAGCCGTTGCCGGATGGGGTCTCGGAATTTCCCGCCGCGTAGAGCGAAGGCGTATCGACCGAGACCTTGGCGCCGGGGACGGAAAAGTGATTGGCCTTGGCGCCGTAGCCGCCAGTCGGAAGATAGATTTGCGTCCAGTAGTAACGCCCGGCAATCAGGCTGACGGGGGCCGAGAAAAACACCGTGTTCCATTGGCCCGCAGCAAACCCGGTAAAGTCCGCCGTCGCCAATATGCTGTCCGGGGTGGTGCCGGTGCCGATCCACAGATAGGCTTTCGGGCCGGTCGCCGGGACCGTGGTGCCTGCCGGTATCCAGATGCGGATGCCCTGCACTCGCCAGCCGGTGACGCCAAGCACGTAGAAGCACGTCGAGACTGAAATCTGCGTACTATCACCGCCAGCAACGATCCCGGCAGGCGTTCCAGTCCCGAAGATCGTGAAGGTCGCCATTTAGCCACCCATCAGATCGTGCGTCCAAGTGACGGTCAGCGTTTCGCCCGCCCCCTTGCTGCCAATCCCGGTGAGGAGAGAGCGAGAAATCGTTGCTGCCGCCGCGCTGGTCGCATCGGTCAGCGCCGCATTGACGATGACCGCTTCGGTGATGGGTATCGCGCTGGTCGCCTTGCCAGCGGCAAAGGTGCAAACGTAGGTGATGCGCCGCGCCGATCCTGACAGGGCGGAACTCGGGGTCGCATCGAATGCCTGATGGCTGTTGGCCAGATAGGTCGTCAGCGCTGCCCCGGCGCCACTCTTGGAAGCCGACGTGCTGCCGGTTCCCAGCTTCATCCCGGTGGGCGCAGCGGGTGGGCTGGCGATCGCCGCCCCGCGCTCGGCATAAACCTGATCGCCTATCTGGGTGACGAGGTTCGGGCTGCGACCACTTCGCAACACCACGCCATCCCGGGAGATTTCCCATTCGACATTCCCGCGCAAGGTCATGGCGTCCATGTGATCTCCTTAAATCCTCAACACCCAGACGGACGGATCGGATGTGGCCGTCAACGAACCGGCATCGACGCCGAGATGGTAGGCGATGGTCTGCGTGTCGATCTCACGCGCATTGACCCGGATGATCGCTGGGCCATCGGTGGGGATCGGCAGCGGCCAGCACCGGATCGCCAGATCGGCGGGTGCGG